GTGATGTTTCCTTGTGCGTCAGTAAGCTTCAGGCCTTGCAATGTCTCCATCGCATTAACAGGATTGCTCAGTTCAGCATAGGTTTCACGCGCTGCCTTGTATTCAGGACTAAGCTTCTCCATCACGTTAAGAAGCTGATCCTTTGTATTCTGAAGTGCAGCAGCTTCCCCACCCTTACCTTTACGGACTGCTTCTCCGATTTGGTCATCAAGAGCGGTCTTTACATCATGCAATGCACGAAGACTTCCTTCTGCTGAAGGCTTCTCACCTCGTTCCATCGCAAGACGTTGAGCAGTCTTAGATGCATCATTGATAGATGGGCGCTTTAGAAGCTGGGTAATCTGTCCTTTAACATATGGAGTCGGCGCAATAGCATTCGATTGGTCTAGTGCCTGATCGTATAACGTACCTGCTGCTTCTTTACGCGCAGCCTTAGCGGAAGATAGAGCGGTAGTATCACCAGAGGCACGTTCTAACGCTGCGTTTCTAGCGGCTGCATTAGCGGCCTCACGTTCGGCAAAGGCATTCGGACGAATGTCTCGTACGCCACGCTGCAATGTAGCCAAGCCAGCGTTACCAGTGGCTTCTGCAAGCGTTGGCGTAGAACCTGGAACAATCTCAGTGGGATTAATAGCAGATGGCGCACCTTCAGCAAACTTATTCAGGATTCGTCCTGCAATTTGCTGCTGACCAATGCTAGTAAATGGCTTAACCAATGCGCCTGCTGTTCTCCCTAAAGTTCCAGCAACCTTACCGCCACCATACAAAAGATTGGGAAGTACAGCGCCAATTTCTGCTCCATGTACGGCTTGGTCAGGATCAATCAACCCAGCAGACGCACCACCTGTAATAGCACCACCTGCCGAACGAGTCAGAGCATTACCGACAAATCCGCCGCCTTCGCCTATCTTCATCCCGCCTGATGCGATTGCATTAGCAAGACGGCCTACATATGGAGCCGCTTCTGCTGCTACTGGAATAGCACGCGCACCAACAGCAAGAGCTGGGCCAAGACCAAGCGTTCCAAGTACCTCAGTACCCACCTTGCCTAGTTGGTACGGAGTAGATTCAATATCCGCTCCAGCACCTGATAGAGCCATATCAATAGCATGGCGGCGCTCACGGTTAGATTCTAGTGATAGGCCCTTACCTGCTGCTAGGTCTTTGGCAATGTCATAAGGAGCTACTAGAGTTGAACCAATCGAGCCAGCACCACGCAGAATGCCGCCGCCTACGTCACGGTTTAGCTGTTGTAGCTTCTGACCAAATGATGGTTCAGCTTGTTGCGTAGGTTCAGCAGGTGCCTTAGCTGTTGGGCCAGACAGATGCGAGATTATCTCAGCAGGCTTATATCCAGCCGCTGTAGCAGTCTTGAACTTGTCTGCATAGTCAGGCATGGACGAGAGTTTGCTAGCAATCTCATCATCGCTATAACCGGCTGCTTTAGCCTTTGCAATCTGGTCTTGAACGTTAGCCATTATTTGAAGATATCATCCAATGATGGTTTTCCACCTTGGCCGCCTTGCGATCCAGACTTAGAAACAGCCTGAGCCGCCCCAGCAGCCCCACGGGGGGAGGATCGAATCTTTAGGGACTCAATATATACAGGGATTGAGTCCATCTTTTGCTTGATAACAGCATCAGAATCACCAAACTGCGGCGTTAGTTCAGATATTTTTTGCTTTGCCTCATTCTCATTAACGCCTGCACCCGTTGCAGCACGGAGAAGCGCTTCGCTCAATGAGCTAGATGCTTGTGAATATTTCTGTCTATTTGCAGACTTCAGATAGTTACCTGCTGCGCCAAGCAATGGGACAGCGCCAACAGCCTCACCAAGTCCGGGTTTTGCTGCTCCGGTATCTTCTTTAATCGCGCTTTTCATGTTATTAAATGCATTCTCAGACTGTGCAAGCCATCCAGAAGCCTTTGCCTGATCCTCAGTAAGTGGCTTACCGCCTCCGGTGACAATCGGCTGACCATCAGGGCCAACAACAGGCCGGGCGGTCCCTGTGCGTGTATCTACTAACATACCGGAAGCAGCGTCATATTGGCCTTTGGGCTGGCCCTTATCATAAGCAAGACGCTCCCGAGCTAGACCAAGATTGCCAGCAGAGATACCGACTTTCCTGACATCCAAGTCGTAATTCTTTGCCTTCCATTCCTGCTCAACTTGATCCTTTGCGCTCAAGGCTCTTTGACGAAGCTGTTGAACGGTAGCAGGGTCGTATTGTTGCGGGAACTTGCTTACGTCAATTCCGTTTTGTTGAGCAATCTGTAGCGCCTGAGTCCAAGAATTCTGGTCTTTCACTCCACCCAATAGCTGGCCTTGCAGGTCGATATGCTGCTTTACGCCTTCAAGTTTGGCTTTGTCGGCTTCGCGCTGGGCTTTGTCCTGTTCATTGAACGTCTTTTGAAGGCCGGGAATCTGAGCGCCTTGATTACGTTGAGCGAGACTGCTAAAAAGTCCAGAGCGGTTAATCTGACCAGTTACAGGATCATAATTAGCCTTGTAGGCTTCAGCCAATGCATTCTTGCCAGCACGGGCTTCTTCTGCGTCTTGAGCCTGCATGGAGAAGAGCTTGTTCTGGTTCTGAGCATTCTGAAGCGCAGCGACTTTCGCCATTGCATTAATTGGCGACTCAATCTGAGGCTGCTGAATCTGACTGTAAATTCCGGCGTCTATGGGCATGATTTATCTCAGAAGCTTAGATCGGTTACAGGAGCTGGCGCTTGCTGTGCATAAGGGCTAAGGCTATTCATATACTGATTCTGTGCGTATGCATTCACACCCGTATTCAACGCACCAGTCAATGCATTACCCTGAGCAATAGCAGAAGCACCTCGCGCATTACCCAGACCAATTTGGTTTGCACTGACGTTGTTCGCGTAGTTCTGACCAGATGCGGCAACTTGTCCGGCTGACTGCTGACCAGTCCCGCTAACCCCGGATAGCCGGTTAAACACATTCGACTGATTCGTGTTGTAACGGTTGTAAGCATCGTTACCATAAGTCGCAGCGGTATTAGCACCAAAGCGCGTAAGAGCCTTGAGAGTGTTTCCTGACAAAAGACTTCCCGTTGCGCTGGCTTGTTGGTTTGCGGCCTTTGTACCTGTATCGAGTGCGTTCTGATAGGTGCTTTGATATATCGGATCGTTTGCAAGGTCTTCAGCACTGAACGAACGTAGTAATGATCCATAACTAGGATCATTGGCTTGCACGGTTTGTGCTGCTGCGGATTTCTCTTGTTGAGCTTGATTATATGCATTTAGGTCAAACTGGGAGGTTATATAATCCTCTGCTGAACCTAGATTAGACCCTCTAGAATAGTTCGGACTAACACCAAACTGAGACTGATGCGCTTTACTGAAGTTATCCCATGCAGCCCTGTATTCTGGACTGGATTGGTATAAATCTGCATTAGGTCGCCAATCGCCTCCAGATGTGTCTATTAAGTTGTCAGCAGAGATTGCCTTGTACGATTGCGCACCACCTTGATCACCACCTTGACTGCCTCCAATACCAAGAAGGTAGGCTAACTTCTGATTAGCTGCCGTCCCAGTCTGAAGGAATGGTGCTTGGTCAGCTCGGGTCGTGTCGTACATGTAACGCTGCGTTTCATTGGCTTGGTTCGCAGCAGCAGTTTGTGCATCAGCCGCTTTACTTGCTGATTTGCTATTCATCACTCCACCGACAACAGCAGAGCCGACAACCGCAGCAGCAACGGAACAATATTTGTTGTCTAGGTCGGAATCATCGACTTTCCGGCAGTCTATTTTCTTTCTCATATCACCCACCAATCCACTTGCTGTGTGTAGTTTCAACTTCAGTCATCCCCATGTATTCAAACAGAGGTGATGCGTCCTTATGCTTCTTTGACCCGATAAACCAACGCTGAACACCTCGGCGCTTTAGTTCTTTTTCAACGAATGAGAGCAACTTAACCCCAGCTCTACCACCACGTTTATCCTGTCTGACGTAGAAAATGTCTGTAATACAAGTCAGGCAAGTCTGGTAGTGAAGTCCAGGTGCAATAAATCCAATCAAATACCCTACAAGCTCTCCCGCGTCTCTCAAGGTCACAAACAACAATGCACCTTGTCTTTCGCGTTCGATATATACCCCGTATTGAGGGCTTAGAGGGACTTTGTCCTTGTTTAGTGCCAATTCCTCATAGTGAGCAGGTAAAAGCGTCTGAAGTTCTTCTAGACGTTCTTCAAACGACTCAATATGCGCGGTTATCATCGTGAAGTCCTCACATCAATCACCATGCTCACACGTTCCTCACCCGAGTTATTCAAAACCTCATGTTCCAGTGCGTTGTTGAACCAGAAGCAATCTCCGGTCTGCATGTCTAGCTGTTCATCATCACAACGAATTACTGCTCCTGGCTTCCCCCAAAGTACAAGGTGAAAGCGTGTGTAATACTCAGCATGGGCTGGCGTATCAGCATGAGGAAAGATTCGACCACCCGGCATGATCTTGTTAATCATCACTCTGCCAAGACGCTCACCACCTACCCTATGCATCAAGTCCATGACTAGCGGCCTAGCTTCATGAAGTAACTTATAGGCCGGATAATCCACGTTTTCATGCTGATCTACATTTACCTGTGCTTCCTTCAGTGCTTCTTCAGTCTCATGAACGCTCCGAGGAGGGAAGCGAAGCATGATTGATTCAATCTCACCAAATGGGCCTTGAGGATAATCCCTCAAATATGTATCTTCTTTCCACAATTCAGGACGGCGCTTGATTGCCAGTAACAGCGGTAGTACATCAACACCAGTTGCCAGAACTTGGAAATGCTTCATACGTAGTTCCCGTTTTGATCCCATGCACCACGACCAGTCGGAAGCGCATCAGGTAGTTCAAGAATAAGAGGTTGAAAGTTAGTACGCTTGAGCCATTTCTTAGCGTTAGATGCCATCATCTTAATGATTAGTTTCGGCTCTACACCGTACTGAGGGGCTATTTCAATTGCCAAGTTCCTATCCAATGCACGCTCATATCCTGGCGGCATGTTGATAGGATCAGTCAGCGAGGTAAATCCCATAAATGGGACTTTAGCCTCTAGGAAAATCTGAGCCGTTGCATCGTTAGGAGTCGGAAACAGCTTCAATGTAGTCAGAGGGAACCCAGCATCTACATACAGTGCGTATGAGATTTGATTCGGACTCGTCTTCAGAGGGATACCGTCGTATTGATCTGTGTTTATCAGCGACAACGGATAATCAATCGTATTCCAGCGGATATAACCGCTATCAATCGTCGTCGGACGAGTGGTATTGAAGTTCCCACCCGTGCCAATGGTGTAGTTCGACTGCCCCGCAACTAGGGGGAAGTTGAGTAGAGTGCTTTGATAGACAATCAGCGACTCATTACTCCATGATTCGAGCATGGCATTCAACAGATCAAGCCCAGTCTGCGCCATGTCGGCTGTCAGGTCTTCGCTTCCACCAATCACATTGATAGAACGAAACGAACGCTTGATTATGTCGATTGCTGTGGCCACAGAGCCTCCTAAATCCCCGCCCCATTACAGAGCGGGGGTGTTACTTAGTTACGTACTGCGGAGCTGTTGTAATTGATGATTGCCCAATCAATATAGGTAGTCGCAGTTGCGGCAGCATTACCAAAGATTTGCACGTTGCCGGGGCCGCAAACAACACGAACAACCGAGGTCAGCGTGGCGTCTGCAGTGCTTTGAGCAACGATAGCATAGACCTTGCTATTCGCATCAATCAGGCTGTTGGTAATGACAACCGAAGTACCAGCAGCACCGATTGCAACAGTACCGGACGGGACGTTGGCAGTAGTCGAACCGATAGTGATAGCAGTGCCCAGAGCAGTCGAGGCCAGACCTTGAGCGATCAGAGCCGATTCAGCATCAGTCGAAAGCTCAGCAACGGAACCAGCCGGATAGCCTTGGTAGGCACGGTTAAGAAGTACAGTCATGATGATTTCCTTTGAAACGAGCCCCGAAGGGCTCTATGTGATTATTAGACGCTGTAGTATTTGGCCGACAATTCTGGGTACGTGGCCGCCCACCCGAACAAGACGTCCAGACGCATGATTGCGTTGTCATTCACAGAATCATAAGCATCAGTGACTTTGACCGTGAAGCCATTGTGGGTCTGCTGGGAAACCTTGACACCCAGACCTTCAGGCACCCACATTGGAACCATTGCCAGCGTGAAAGCATCACGATGGAAAGCTACGTTGGTGTTGTAGGAGGTCGAAGCAGCGCCGAGGATCACATACGGCTGTGCAGTCGTCGGGGAGGCGGTGACGTTCTGGTACGGGCCAGAGGTGACAATCGCAGGGCTAATGCTGATCGAAGTAGCGCCAACCAGAGCATCTGCAGTGACCACGAAGTTAGCCAGCACTCCAGTCGAGTTACGAGTCTGCGGATTAACTGCAAACACACCCGGCAGGGTGATGGTCGTACCACGGGTCAGCGTACCGCCAGCGACAGCAGCTACGGTAATCGTAGAGCCAGTCTGACCAGCGCCGTTGATGTTGGTAGCAGTTGCAGCGCCGTTGGTATGGATATCAACGTTCTGATCCAGATCAGGCGAGATACCGAAGGCATTTTGCATCACACCATTCTTGTACTGCTTGTCCAGCATCTGGGACGAATTGAACATACCGGAGAAACCGGCAATCATCGAACCATTGAAGCGCGAACCCATGATCAGACGACGTGCATCATCACGCGGAGCTGCCATGTCATCAAGACGGGCATTCAGGTCAGTAATGGCTTGAACAGCACCGAACTGAGTCGTAGGAAGTGCGCCGGTCGGGTTCAGGGTGTTGAAAGTGGCATAGTGAGCCAGTTGCAGACCTTGACGGTCGATTTCATTCGCAACAGTTGCCACAGCAGCGGCGATCTTGTTCTGAATGTGCGGATTGCTAATCGACAGGGTACGCTCGAAGGATGTGAAGTTCAGGTCACAACCACCTTGAGACAGAACCAGCGGAACGGTGGTATCTACCGAACCTTGAGGAACCGCAACACGGCCAGCACGGTAAGTGTAACGCGATGGGCGCTTGATGTTGATCGTGGAGCCGGGTTCATAACCACGTGCCAGATTAGAAGCAAACTCCGGCTCATAGTCACGATTAACGCCTTGAGAGAAGCTGCACATGTTCTCCAGGATCGGGAGAACTTCCTTTGCTACGATGGAGCTAGTAATAAGAGTGTTAGACACGATATTTCCTTCAGGTCTGTGCCGGGGTCTCCCCCGGCGCGGCGTCTCTCGACGTTCGCATTAAAAGATCAGTAGCGAGTATTACCCATTTTCTTACGCGCCGCAATGTATTCATCCATTGGTAGGTCTGCAAGATTACGGCTCGTTACTGCTTGGCCCTTTCCAATCGGTTCGATAGGTTTTGGAGCCTTGCTTGGTTTTGCGGCAGTCGAAAGTTTTTCCTCCAACTTGCCAATTTCTGCTGCTTGTCGTGCTGGTGATAGACCGGAAATACGTTCAGCTTCGGTTGGGTGCGAGTACAGGTGTTGGGTTATTTTGCTGCCAATATCAGAATCGACAATAGCCAGAGCCATTGCGTCTGAAATCGGTAGCTTGTCGTACTTAGCTTGGTCAAACCCTTCAATCTCTTCCAGTTCAGCTTGAATGTCTGCTGCCTTGGATTCGAGTGTAATGGCTGACTTATGGCTTTGTACGGCTTGTTCTTGCCTGTCACGCTGTCCTAATGCCCATTTAGCTACGTCCTCAGTGTATTTCTCTAGGTCAGAGTAATTCTGTGGATTTGGCTTACCTTCGTCTCGCGGAATGGATGCTTTCGCAATTTCCCGCTCAACTTCTTCACGTTTTGTCCGTTCTGCATCACGTTGCCGTGCAAGCTTCGCGGTTTTCTTTGCGAGAATTTCATCCAACTCGGCTTGAGTGAATGTTTTCTCTACCTGAGGTTCTTTCTCGCTCTCTGGAGACTCAGTATCTTCAGATGAGGGCGCGGCGGGTTCCTGTACCGCTTCAGGTACTTCGACTACTTCTACCTCTGGTGCTACTTCTGCTGCTTGTGTCTCTTCAGACATGATGCTTTCCTTCTAAGGTAGCCTTTCGGCTAGGCCCGGATCGTCCGGTGGCGTAAAACTATACTACTGGTGGCAAACCCATCTGCTGCGGCTCAGGTTGTGGAGATGGCTGCTCGATAGGTTGCTCAGTTGCTTCAATCTCTTGCTCAGGAATACCCATAGATTCAGCGGGAGCTTGGCCCGGATCAGGTTGTTCCATTGCTTCACGTTTAGTCTCTTGTGCCAATCCTTGGACTTCTTCAGGCGTAAGCAGTGGGCCTAGTACCTGAAGACGGTCTGTAATAGCACTATAAGCCTTCGTGTTAGCTTCTACACGCTTAACTTCAAGCTCTTTTTCCTTGGCAAGCTTCTCAGTCTCCATCTTGGTGACTTCTTCATGAGCGTTTTCCAGTGCCGTGCTGAGTTGCTGGATGGTCTGCTTGCCTTGCTCCATCTGTTGTTGTACTTCAGGTGGAATCTGAGGTTGTCCTTTCTTCTCTTGCAACTGAGGCGGCAGCATCTTCTCTGCTCTCTTAGCCAGTTGGTCAGAGTAAGGAATATCCGAGGCACGGAATACAATATCCCCGTAGTTCTGCATGAAGCCTTGGTCGGTCTTCGCTAGTTCGGTCATGAACGTGAAGGCTTCCTGGCGCTGAGTCTGATAGCTCGGACCAGTGTCGATAACTACATCATATTTACCGACGTTAGGATTGAATATCTTCTTAACGTCTTCTTCGGTGTAGTCCTCTTGATAGGCACCTTGAAGTTCTGGATCGACCTCAACCTTTTCTTCTTTCCCGTCAATACCTAGGATTCGGATAACACGCTTGGTGTCATAGACCTTTGGAATCAGGTCAATCAGAATACGGGCCTCATAACGTAGAGCGCGTACTTGGTTGTCAGGGAAGTGAAAGGTAGCGATTTCACCTTGAGCCTTGAGACGTTGAATACCTACACCGCTCGAAGCTTCGGACTTGATACCGAAGTTGGCGTTCTGTTGTCCAGAGGCAGCGCGCATCTGCTCTGTAGAGAGCTGGAGCATCTGAACCTGAGCAGCAGGGAGGACGCTCGGCTGTTGGCGTTCAGGCTTGGCAATCTGCCTGCCTTCGTCGTCATAGGCGTTATATGGAAGATAAGCAGCGTTAGTAACATTCGCCGTCTTCCATGTGTTCTCATACCCTTCAATGGCTTCTGCAGCAGCGATGTAGGGGATTTTGTTCTGTAGTGCGATTGTCTGGACAGCTTCGGAATAGCTGAAATTCACCATCCGAGCAGGGTCTTTCAGATCCCGAACCATGCCCTTGGTGATTACTTCGCCATCCACATTAAGCTGCTTGCCTACTGCGGAGACGATAGGAAGGTACTTACCTGCCCAGTCGCGTACATCTACCGGTTGATCGTGCCCACCAACGAGCTTGCACCACTTCCAAGTCTTGCGGGTAGTGTCACGCTCATCAACGATATGACCGTTTTCTTTACCGGCTTCATAAGCGCCTTTAGGCAACTCACTCTTAAGAGAGGTAGAGCCGTCAGAGAAGAGAAGTGCCTTGTCTGGTACGTATTCACAGTAATAATATTCAGCGATACGGACGGTATCAGCCTTTACCCAACCGCCAGGATCAGCTACCCAGCTAGTAGGATCAACGTCAGGATAATCACGCTTGCACTGAGATTTAGAGATGTCATCAAAGATCATGCCCCACTCAGCGTCTGACTTGTCTAGCTCTTTGGCTAGGTCATCAACATAGACTAGTTGAGGGTTTGAGAGTGTCTGAATGACAATCTTCTGATTGAATGACTTCTCATCCTCATACTGAGTGAGAATTCTCCAATATCCCTCACCACCGATACAAGAGTGTTCAGCAGCTACGTCGTGGGCGTCGTCTGCATTACTGGAGGTTTGGATATTACGAATAAGCCCACCGAATATCTCGGCTGTCTTCTTGTCCGAACCGTTATCCACAGGTAGAACTCGGCACTGAGGCCGGTTCTGACGCATGTTATTGACGGTCTGATTGACATGTTGAGCCGTCATATTGACGGTCAGGCAGACTTTCTGCTCAATCTGGCGAGACTGGCGGATACCTTCCGGCCATTGCCAACCGTTGTCAGAGTCACCTAGAGCAAAGCGCGTGTCATCAATAGCAAGCTGGCGAGATAGGGAATATGCGGCCTTTGCCCTCTGGAATCGCTGCTTGGCAATATCTACAACGCTATCTTCTTTGCTCTCTTCGGACACTCAGCGTCTCCCGACGTTTGATTACTTTGCCTAGCTTAACCTGCGGCGCTCTTGCCATCAAGTCTGGATTCTCTTGTATATGCACGAATCCAAACTTATTGTAGAACGGGATTAACTCTTCAATTCCTCCCGTTTTACCATACTTTTCTGCCTTCAACAACAAAACTATTGCTTGTTTATCAGCTTCTGCGCAAACTTCTTTTATCAGCGCGCTGGCGTACCCTTTGTTTCGTTGCGCTGGATCGGTGAATAGCGCAATAATCTCTCGCACTCGATTCAATGATTGAGGTAATTCAGGGTTAATCACCACCTGAAGGGAGCAGCCTTCGTTCTTCCAGTGTCTTTCTAGGCCATCCAAGCGCCTGCTCCTTGATAGTGTTGGTGTGCTTCTGCCTTCTCTCTGTTAGTCGGCTTCTTGGCCCGTCTAGCGCCCTCGCAGGCATATCTCAGAGCGTCAATCACATGGTTCTTCTTGTCCTCTAGGATAGGTAGAACCTTCTGAGTTAGAGGATCGGTCTTGTAGGAGTACATCATTAGCTCATCAATGGTATGAACGCATCTAGGATGCACGATGATATCGAAGGACTTGAGCCATTCAACCCCGTCTTCTAGTGATCCTGGCCCTTTGATGGCTGCGAATATCTTAGGAAAGCCATGTTTCTGCATGTGGCTGATTGTCTCAGGTCTAGCAGAGTCAGCAGTGATAGGCCACTTCTCAGCCTCTGGAATTGACATGAATAGCTCAGGGAGATTAACGATCTCACACCCTACCATATAGGCTTCATGGTCGATATAGAGCCGGTTTCCTTCGATAGAGCTACGGACTAGAACGCTCGGATCACTTGCAAAGCCCCAGTCAGCACCGAAGCGGAAGATTGTTCCGGCTGGGCGCTCAAACTCTTCAATAGACCAGTTACGGAATACTCTAGCCTCAGAGTTACGCTGATATTCACCTAGCCAGATATGCGCGTATTTATCTGGATCACGGCGCTTGTCATACTCCATCTCATCCCGTAGGACTTGAGGGAACCAAGGGTTATCCCTGAAGTTCATCTCAATGACGACAGCACCAGGAGGCGGATTCTCACCTCTCAGCAATACATCTAC